TCAGGACACCTGCCGATGGGCTTCCACTTCCACTGCAAGCTGGTCGAGAAGGCACCGGAAGAACCGCCGCGCCTGCTTCAGGCGCCATGCGTCCGCCACCGGATCATAGATGATGTCGCAGAGGGAAACGACGACACAGGACGCGGCCTGTGCCAGGGGTCCGGCGCCTGCTTCGCGCAGGATCTTGAGTGCCAGGGCGTACATGCGCCGGTAGTTGTGCGCCTCGCGAGCCTCGGCCAGCCAGGCAACCATCCGCTCCGTCATCGAGCCCCCTTTTCCGTCCGGGCATCAAACCCCGGATCTCAAGAAAGGGTCCGCACTTAAGGAGGCGTCGTGGACCTGTGGTTATGGAAGGGTAAAAAACAGGGGGGCGCCCGGAAAGGTTTCGATAACCTTCCCGGGCCGATGGCGCTCATCGCCGCCCAATGGCAGTGCTGGCGGAGATGCGTCCATAGATGGACAAGGCGCCGCCCAGCGCACCGCCAAGCGCAATCGCAAGGTCGGCAATGTCGTTCTGCACGTCAGGCGCCAGATCCACCCCCGCCACCTGCGCGATGGAGGCCGCTACCGCGATCAGCGCGCCCCATACCGTTTTCGACTGATACCAAGTCTTCATTCCGTCCATGCTCTGTCTCCTTCTAGGTTTGAATGGTGGCGGTCGCCGCAATCCCGAGCGGCACCGCCCGGCCCAGCTGGCGGACGCGGACAGTCACAGTCGGCAGCGGCTGGCCGAAATCGGTGATCTGCTCGTCGAGGCTGTAGAGCAGTTGCGGCGCCGCGACCTCCGCCGAACGCCGGAGGCTCGAACCCTCCAGAATGTCGAGGCGGTAGCGCTCCTCCGGCTCGTCGAGCGGTATATCGGCGGCATCCCAGTCATCCGCCTCCGCCCTGCCCCGACGGATCCACGACAGCAGCAGGTCGCCATTGGCCAGTCGGCGGGCGCCCAGGTGCACGGGCGAGAGCGGTGTCTCCGCCCTGATCCCGCCGTAGAATGGCAAGGGCCCGACACGGCTGCCGGCGGACCCCCTGCCTTCGGCGATCCAGTTCAGCACCCGGCCACGTTCCTCTGCGGCAAGCCGGAGCGAAGCGACCGCCTCGTCCAGGAGCACCACCGGCGAACCCGCCGGCGCGCCCTCGGACATTGCGTCCTCCGTTCCTGCCAGTCCGCGCAGCAGCCTTGCGAGCCGCCAGCGAGCAGGCGCGACTTCCTGCGCCTCAAGGAAACTGACGATCTCCCATGTCCCGCTCGCAGCCTTCACCGCCAGCCGGTTCTGACCCGCCAGCACCGCTTCCAATGAAGCGGACGACAGGCCGCCGAAGAAGAGGTCGAGCTCCACCCTCGACCCGTGGTCGAAGCGCCCCGAGATGGTGCCGGGCTCAAGCGGCGCCGTGAGCCGTCCGATCCGGGCCGGCCGGTCAAGCACTGCACGCAGCCCATATCCCTCCGTTGTCGGCGACGAGGACAGCATGATCCGTTGCCAGGGACGCGCATGGCCCGCCGCCCGGGCGAAGCTCTCCCCCGGACCAGAAGCGAAGCGCGGCAGGTCGAGAAGATGGAGGATCGGCGCGAACGCGTCTGAGCCCGTGTCGCCACCTCCCGGCCCCGGCGTCTCCCGGACGGGTGCGGCAGGCGCGGAGGTCGCATGCTGGCGCGCCTCGATCCGGCGCACCGGCCCTTCCTCGACGCGCGAAACGAGAAACGTCCCACCAGCCTGCGGCAACGTGATCGGATCGCCCGGCTGAAGGCCGACGTCGGCCGGCGACAGCGCGAAGCTCAGTGTCCGTCGCGACACCCATTGGTCGCGGACGGCGGCCTCCGCTGCGGAAAGCGCTGCTTCCTCCGCCAGCACGGCCGGCATGTCGTAACCAAGCACCCGGTTGCTCGCCGTCCTCGTCCGCCGGGACCGGGCGCTCGCCTGCTCGTAGTTCAAGGCCGGATTGGAGGAACCGATCACCACTTCGGCGGCGAAATCGCTGTCATGGCCGCGGGTCTCGCTCCACAGCGGCTGATCCTCCACATCGGCGAGCACATCGATGACGGCTGGCGGAAGGCTCGCAGCGCCTCGCGACCGGAACCTGAGCCGCCCCGCTTCCTCGATCGCGTCGATCCTGAAGACGTCGAGCAGCGGCGCGAGCAGGGCACGCGCCGAGGTCACCTCCGCCTGCACATAGCCGATGAGATCACCGCTCACCTCGGATACGTCGAAATCGTGAAAGCCATGATCCGCCAGGATGGCAGCGATCGTGTCGGCCAGCGTCGCCGCGCCCAGCCTGCCGTTCAACCAGTGTCCACTGCGCCAGTTGCCGCCTTCGCTCCAGACCGAAAGATCGGCGGGAAAGGCAGGAAAGGGGCGCGCGTCCCAGGTCCAGACGAAGACATGGTCCGGATCGACCGGCCCCGCAGCCTGCCCCTTTCCCTGCCAGTGCCGGTGATGCGCCTCCAGGAAGCGCCGCTGCATGGCGTCGGATCGGGCCAGGCTCGAAAAATGCGGGGCAGCACTTTCGGCCGATTTCGGATCGACGAAGACATTCGGCTGGTTGGCCCCCTTGTCTACCGCCGGACAGCCGAGTTCGGTGAACCAGATCGGCTTCATCTCCGGTTGCCAGGCAGTCGGCTGCGTTACCTCCTCGCCGCCGAGGCGATCATGATGATAATTCGACCACCAGCCGGCCAGATCTTTCGGCCGGAACACCCAGGGCTTGCCCGCCGCCCCGTCGGTGGTCGGCGTCCGAAGTCGTGCGGCTCGATCCGCATCGCTCGCATAGTACCAGTCGAAGCCTTCCCCCGCCGCGATTTGCGCCCGCATTGCCTCGCCGTCCTCGGCGAGACGGAACCCGTCAGGATTGGCGGTTGCGAGATCCCCGTCGCGCCAGTCGGCGAGTGGCATGTAGTTGTCGATGCCGACCGCATCGATCGCCGGCGACGCCCAGAGCGGGTCGAGGTGGAAGAAGACGTCGCCGGAGCCATCCTGAGGGTGATAGCCGAAATACTCGCTCCAGTCGGCGCCGTAGGTCAGCTTCGCCTGCGAGCCAAGCATCGTCCAGACATCCTCCGCCAGTTGCACCAACTGCTCGACGAAGGGGAACCGCCCGACCTCGTCGCGCAGCTGGCTCAGCCCGCGCAGTTCCGAGCCTATGAGGAAGCCGTCAACGCCACCGGCTTCGGTCGCCAGTCCCGCATAGTGCAGCACCATGCGCCGGTAACCATCGGGGCCTTCGGCAAAGGCCACCACCTGGGTTCGCGCCGCTGCCGTCTGGTCAACCGTTCCTTGCCGACTTGGAGCGGGATGGCAGGTGATGCGGCCGCGCCAGGGGTAGCTCGCCTGCTCCGCGCCTCCATGCGGATCGGGCAGGCCGTTGCCAGGCGGAACGTCCATCATCAGGAACGGGTAGAGATAGACCTCCAGTCCCCGCGCCTTGAGGTCCGCAATGGCCTGGAGCAGGCTATCGTCGCTCGGGGTGCCGCCATAGGCCGGGCCGCCCCCGTGCCGGCTGACGACATGGGCATCGACGCGCGTGAAGCCGGCGACCGACCAGGGCGAGCTTTCGCCGTCCCGGTGCGGCACCTCCACACCCGGCAGGATGCGGCAGTGGCCGGCCCGCAAGTCCGTCCCGAACCAGCTGACGACCAGCGCCACCCTCTCAAGGTTCGGGCAGAGCGCCGTCAGTTCGTCGATCGAGCACTCCCAGTCGGTCGTCGCCGTCAAGGTATGGCGGTTCATGATCCGGGCGCTGCCCTCGCCCGTCTTCTCCGTCACCTGCACGTTCGCATAGCCGTGCTCGGTCGCGCCGGGAATGATCGTCACCGCACGGAGCTGCCGCTCCAGTGCGCCGACCGGACGCAGCACCTCGAACTGCAGCAACGGAATGCGGTTGCCGAACGGATCGAGCGGCAGGCGTTCGAAGACGACATAGGCGAGGCCGCGATAGGCAGGCGCGTTGCCCATGCCCTGCTTTGCCTCGATCAGCGGATCGGGCAGCTGTTCCTCCCCGCCCCGATAGACGCGCATCTCCACGTCCGTCAGGTCGATCTCGCGACCGTCCGCCCACACCCGCCTGATCCCGGCAATCTCGCCCTCGCACAACCCGATGGCGAGGTTGGCGAAGTAGCGGAAGCTCTCAACCTTCGGACCGCTCGCCTTGCCGCCGGAGCGTTCCCGCCGCACCTCTTCCTCGAAACGCGTCGCCCAGATCAGCGTGCCGCCGATCCGAGCCGTCCCGTAGACGCGGCTGACCGGCGCGCCTTCGTCGGCACCCGGAATGCGTGCAGTCGCCAGCCGCGCTCCGGAGATCGTCCGGCCACCATTGATCAGCGCGCGATCCACATAGCTGCCGGCCAGCCCGCCCGCCGCGCGCCCAAGCATCGCGCCCACAGGACCGAAGACACCGCCGAGCGCCGCGCCCGCCGTCTGGAAGAGAATAGTGGCCATGGAAGCCCCTCGCGCCACCCACTGGATGCGCGCCTAGATTGTGCTAGGGTGATGATGTTCGGGAGCAGAAGCAGCGAGCGCCGCGCCAGCCGCCGCGCCGGTGAGGACGGGCCCCACCGGCCTCGGCAAGGGCCTTGCTCTCGAACCTGGAGGTAATGCTATGAAGCTCACGCCGATTGGCATTGCGCTTACCTTGAGGATAACCCGGACGGGCTGGTCAGTGACCGTCCGGGTATACTTCACAAAGTAAGTCCGCGGTGGGCGAGGTAGCAGCCTCGCTCACCACTCCTGAATATAAGCTAAGAGGCCCGCTTTATCAATTACTGCCCACTTCAGGAAACCGGTGCACTGCCACGATCCGCCGGCGCCATGACGGCACCAGCGTCGAGCGGATCACCGCCGCCTGCTCATAGGCATGGATGAAATGCCGTGGCCCCGCCAGGATGCCCGCATGCTTTGCCGCGCAATCCGGCCGCCAGCGGAAGAGCAGCAGGTCACCCGGTGCGGCGGCGTCCATCGGCAGCGCCGGGCCGAACAGCCGCAGCCCTGCCTCCAGCAGCCGCTCTTCGCCGCTGCGCTCGGCCCAGTCCGGCGCGTAAGCCGGCACGGCCTCCGGTTCGTTGCCATAGAGTTCCCGCCAGATGCCGCGAACGAGGCCGATGCAATCGCAGCCGACCCCGTTCATGGCACCCTGGTGTCGATAGGGCGTGCCGAGCCAGCTCTCCGCCAGCGTCACGATTCGCGCACCCTGCCCGCTCGGGACTGCACTCATGGAAAAATGGCCCCGCCATCGTGACGTCCCTCCCCGGCCGCATAGGAATAGGCGAAGTCGCTGCCCGGAACATGCGGAAAGCCGCGGAAGTTCACCTGGTTTGAAAAGCACCCGCGGCAGGTGGCGAAGGTCTTGTCGCAGCCGGCGGTGATGGTGAAAGCCTGCCCCGGCGTCAGCACGTCCCCGGGCGCACCTTCCAGCGGCAGCCAGAAGGAGAGTTCCCGCGCGCCGTCCGGCAGCCGGCGATCGCCCTCGACGTCGATCCGCCGTCCGTCGACGAGCGACAGGACGCCGAGGCGGAAGAATCCTTCCGCGAACCCCTCCAGTCCGCCGACGCTGATCGTGCTCGCGTCCGTGACCGCCAGAACGCTGCCGCTCCCCTGCCAGGCAGACAGATCGACCCGGCACCGCCCGTCGCCGAACTCGGCGTCGCAGCGGCGGTTGTAGACGCGCCCCTGCGGCTGTGCGAGGCGATGAGCCATGCCGCGCAGCTCGGCGGAAAAGGCCTCGCCCGACCGGGTCACCTCTCCCACCTCGCGCATGTCGAGCAGCATGTGCGCCTCGGGCGCATCCCAGTTGACGAGGAAACGCTCCACACGCGCTCCGTCATAGAGCCCGGCAGCAAGGTCCTCCTCGCGGATCACCTCGCTGGAAAAGCCGCCCGCCACCTCGTCGACGCTCGCAGCAAGCCCGGTCGCGGCCTCCACCTCGCTGCCCGCAAAGCCGCTGGCTGCCAGGAAGAGCGTGCCGTCGAAGGCAAGGTCGTGATCGTGGTCGGTAAAACCGAGCACTGCGCCATCGCGCCGCGTCACCCGCCAGCAATGGCAGGTGGTGGTGGCCTCGCCCGCAAGATGCGTGGCAAGTTCCCTGGGTATGCTCCTCATGGCAGGATCTCCGTCAGCGGAATGGTTGGAATGCGCCCGGCATCGAAGTGACTGAGGTCGACGTCGATGCGGTCGGTGTCGAAGCGGACCGGCACGTCGAACTCGAACCCCGCCCGCACCACCGAACCCGTCGCCGGGATCTTTCCGGGCACGAAGGTCACCGTGCCCGCCACGGCATCCACCGTATAGTTCGCCGGCGCCACCGCGACGCCATCGATCGAGGCCTGCACCGTACCCGCCACCGGCTTGGCGATCCGCCGCACCCAGCCTGTGCCCGCCTCGCCGTAGGTCTTCACCAGCGGAAAACTCGCCGTCACGCCGTCGCCGATGCCGATCTGCTGGTCGCCGGCGGAGACTGCCGCACCCGGCGCACAGGATTTCCAGTCCAGCGGGTCGCGGAAGCGGAAGCCGTGCAGCCGGCCGCGGCGCGCCTCGAAGAATTCGAGCACCGCGTAGAGATCGGCGACAGACTTGATGCCTGACCCCGCATCATAGCTGCGACGCGAATCTTGCCAGCGGGCATTGCGGTTCTCCCGTCCGTTGGACAGGTTGACGATATCGGTCCGCCGTACCGGCCCGCCGCTCGTACCCAGCGCCAAGCGCAGCGGAAACTGCACCTCGTGAAATGCCGTCATCGCTGATCCTCATTTTCGTCAGCCGAAAGATCGCTCTCGCCCTGCCCCGCTACAGGCCGCGCTGCCCGCGCCCGACGCTTCTTGCCAGCATGGCGGCGATCTGCCCCTCGCTCTTGCGGAAGCTCGCGGCATCCGTGGCGGTCACGTTGAAGACGATCTGTGTCGTCCCCCCGCCACCGCCCGCCGCGACGCCCAGGACGCCATCCAGCCCGCGCCTCAGCGGCAGGATCGCCTCCGCCCCCGCCTCGCCCATCAGGCCGAGATCGCCGCCCATCGGAAAGAAGCTGGGGCTGCGCACCACGCCGCCGTCCGCAAACGGCACCACGGACCCCATGAACCCGCCGATCGCATTGCCGAGCGCCCCTTCGAGCGGCTTCAGCGCCGCCGAGAGCGCAATGTCCGTCAGCCGGTTTCCGAGCCCGCGCAGCACATCCTCGAGCCCCTTGCCGCCGACCGTCGCAGAGCGCAAAGCCCCCGTGAGCGCCGCCCCGAACCGCTGCGACCGCGCCTCCAGATCCGCCATCACGCGCGAAAGCTCCTCCGCCTCGCCGATGGTATCGGCAAGCGAAATGTCATCGTCTTCCATTGGGTTTACCTTTCGTGGACGCAGGCGTAATCTGGCCGCAGCTCTCTGTTCTGTCCGTCATCGCCTACCGCTTGTTATAGCTGGCATAGGTGCTAACCTCTCATGATGAGCGATAATCAGAGCGGGTCCACGCGACGGCTCACCCTTGAGACCAAAGGCGGAAGCTACTCCCTGTTTATGCGGGAGCAAGGCGCCGCCAACGCGTCGGCTATCCTTTTCCTCCACGGCTTCCCGACCAGTTCGCTTGATTGGACGCATATTCTGCCGCACCTTGACGAGGATCGCGCGATAGCACCCGACCTTCTCGGGTTCGGCCGGTCGGAGAAGCCCAACATCCGCTACAGCTATCCGCTCCAGGCCGATCTGATCTCGACCTTGCTTGAGCAGCTCGGGATCGAGCGTGTACGCGTGGTGGCGCACGACTATGCTGTTACGCTCGCCCAAGAGCTGCTGACGCGGGAAGCGAAAGGTGCGATACCGTTCTGCATCGATCGAATCGTGTACCTCAACGGCGGCGTCTACGCTCGCCTGCACCGGCAGCGGCTGATCCAGCGAATACTGCGCACGCCCATGCTTGGTCCCATCGTCGCGCGCCGGATGACGTCTGCATCGCTCCGGAACGCCCTGAACGCGATGGCCGGTGAGCACGATGCCTGGAGCGAGGCGGACGCCGAGGCGCACTGGCGGGAGATCGCGCATGCCGACGGTCTCGCCCGCCTGCCTCAGTTGCTCCACTATATCGACGACCGTCGCCGCCACGGCGCGACGTGGGAATCAGCGATGGAGGCAGCCGCCAGCCGAAGCGCGTTCGTATGGGGACCGGCGGATCCGGTGTCGGGCGCTCACATGCTGGCCGAGGTCCGCAAGCGCATGCCGGATGCCGAGATCCATGAGTTGGACGGGCTCGGCCACTATCCGCACTGGGAACATCCGGGCCGCTGTGCCACCGCCATCAAGCATGCGCTTGACCAAGTCAAAGACCCATAAAGCTCCCGTCAGCGCCGCCCCGAACCGCTGCGACCGCGCCTCCAGATCCGCCATCACGCGCGAAAGCTCCTCCGCCTCGCCCAGGGAATAGGCAAGCGAAATGTCATCGTCTTCCATTCGGATTACCTTTCGTGGACGGCGGGGCGGTCCGGCTGCCGGGACGTCCTTACTCGTTTCGAGTACCGGTGGCGCGAGCCGGAAGGAGGTCGCTATCCGCTGGATGGGGAAGCCGTCCCTGATGTCCGAGAACTGGACAATCCGGGCTCCCACTGCCCGGAGACGGAGCGGACACCGTAACATAAACGGGAACGAAGTTACCTTTGGTAGGTTTCTTCGATATGGCTGCGAAGAGACCTGTTACACCGACCCGAGCCGAGCGCCTTTCCTACGAGGCCCGGCATCGGCAACTCCTCGAAATCGCACGAGGCATGGTCGGCGAAGAGGGAACAGACGGACTCACCCTTGCGCGCCTCGCCGAGCGTGCAGGTGTCTCGAAGCCTGTCGCCTATGATCACTTCCGCAGGCGGATCGATCTCCTGCTTGAACTCTATCGCTGGATCGACATCGAGAAAATCGATGCCTTTCGCGAACGCATGGCGGGCAGCAAGATTGGCACTCGCGCAACGGTCGAGGAACTGGCGCGGGCCTATATCGATTGCGCGAGCGACGTCACCGGCGAGTTTCAAGCGGTCGGCGCGGCCCTCGGCGGAACGCCGGAAAAAGCCTCGGTCTTCGCCGATCTGCTTGAGAACAGCGTTCGGATGTTCATCGCCGTCCTCCGTCCGCATGTCGCCCTCGCTCCCTCCGAACTCGAGAGGCGATGCCGAGCCTTCGTTGCTGCTGGGGAATGTCTGGCGGCAGATGTCGTCATTGGCAGGAGCTCGTCCGCCGACGCCACCGCCACGTTCGCCGCCATCATCGCAGGCGGCACCGGTCTCGAACGATTTGCCCCATCTGACTGCACCGGAACTTAGAAAGGGAAGACATGAAAGTCCTCAGATTTGAACCGGCTGATGCCATATTCGAACGCTCGCCTGGGCAGGACGCCGACATCTTCGCCGCGAACCTGGCGGATCAGCGGCAGGGGGGGCCGGTCACGGTCGGGTATGGAAAGTATGGCCCCGACCAGGTCATGGAGACCAATATCGTCGTCGACGACGTCATGGTGGTCCTGGAGGGAAGGGTTTCGGTCGAAGCCAATGGCGAGACTCTGACCGCGGGTCCCGGCGAGATCATCTACATGCCAAAGGGCAACGCGGTCGTCATCCGCTCCCACGCAGAAGGCGCGCTTACCGCCTATGTGACGTATCCTCACTGGTCCGAAGCGGAATAGTACTTCGTTATCGACCTCAATGACCGAGATGCGGGCGGCAGACTGCCCTACCTTCTCGGTCACTGGGTCCGCTTTGGGCCGGAAGACGTCCTGGCAAGATCGCGCCAACACCGGACGTTCGCTCCCCTTATAATGATTGCGATGAACCCAGATCATCCGCATAATTTGCGCAGTTAGAAAGTGGAGGGAGAGAGGCGATGGCCCCCAGGCTCGGCGGATGTCTATGTGGCAATGTTCGCTATGCCGCCGTTGGCGAGCCAGTGTCGGTCTCGATCTGTCACTGTGGGAGTTGCAGAAGATCTGCCGGAGCGCCATCGGTCGCCTGGGCCAGTTATGCATTGGGTGACTTCAGGATTATTAAAGGGGCGATGACCGCCTACACGTCTTCGCCGGGGGTCCAACGCCAACATTGCGGAGCCTGCGGGACCTGCCTGACGTTCCACGAACGTGGCGAAGAGATGATTGATATCTCCCTCGCAAGTCTGGACGACCCTGATCAGCTTTGCCCGACGCAGGAAATCTGGCTGTCTCACCGGCTTGCCTGGGAAGTAGTCAGCCATGAGCGCACAGGATTTGAGGAAGGCTCGCCCACCTCAGATTGATCTCTCATCCCCCTGGATTCCGAATGTCGCCTAAGGGCCGAAGGAAGACGTCGGCCTCAACCTCCAGCCTCAGCTCCCACGTCATCACCCCGTTCACACGTCGCCCCATCCGGAAACCGCCTCATCAACCCCTCCAGCCCGTCCCGCGCCATCTCCGGCCGCCTCGGCCGCAGCCCACCGGTCATGGCGAAAAACTCCACCGGCGTCAGGCGCCAGAACATGTCCGGAGAAAGCCGCAGCAGGCAGAACCCGGCATGCATCACCGCTTCCCAGGGAAACGGTTCGGCATCCCGCCCGCCGGCTGCGGCGCTCAAGGGTCCGCGGAGGCTGCCTCCTGCGGGCCACCGAACGTCGCCACCAGCAGTTCGCCGACGACCCTTGCGCAGCCGGCAATACCGCCTTCCACGCTCATCGCCGCCACCTCCTCGTCGGAATAGAGGTTGCCGGCGCCCCTGAGGCCGGCGCCCAGGATGCGGATCATGTCGGCCGCCTTCATCCGACCCGAGGAGAAGCGTTCGGCAAGCCCGCCGAGATCGCCGGCGCCGAAGGCCGTTTCCAGTTCCGCCAGGCTGCCGAGCGTCAGGCAGAGCACACGCCGCTCGCCGTCGATCACCGCCTCCACCTCCCCGCGCCTGCTGTTCGCCCTTGCGCCCGCACCCATCAGAGCGCCCCAAAACTTAATTGGCCGGCCGATTCCAGCGCCAGTTCGAAGCGCAGCTCGCCATTGTGCTCGCCGGAATATTCCAGCGCCGTGATCTGGAACGGCCCGGTCACCGTGCCGAAATCCGGGATCAGTACCTGCCAGGAGAGGATCGTGCCGGCAAAGAAGGCCTGGCGCACCAGCGCGTCGCTCGCCTGGTCCTTGAACAGGCCCGCCCCCGTGAGCGAGGCGCGCTGAACGCCGGCACCGCCCAGAAGCTCGCGCCAGCGCCCGGCGCTTTCGGCATCCGTCACATCCACTGTCTCGGCATTGAACGCCAGCCGCCGCGACCTCAGGCCCGCCACCGTCACATAGCTGCCGCCGTCGTTGATCTTCAGCAGCAGGTCCTTGCCCTTCTGCGCCACCATGATCTTGGTTCCTTTCCTGTGAGTAAGAGTCCGCTAGGGAGAAACAGGCTCCAGTGGCTCCGTCACCGCCCCGAACCGCAGTTCGGCCGCAAACAGCTTCGCATTCGCCTGCCGGCGCGTCCGTGTCCGCTCATGCGTGAGGCTCACCAGCACGTGGCCGGCCAGGATCAGCGCCGCATCCTGCAGCAGCACCCGCACCCGTTCGGCAATTTCCTCGGCCTCTCGTCGTCCCGCCGCTTCAGACCAGACTTCCAGCGCTAGCCGATGCTCCTCTCCCGCCTCGGTGGCGGTGGAATAGTCGCGCGTCTCCATCTCGCCGATGACGATCGCGGGCAGCACCGGGCGCGGCAGCAGCCGGTCGCGGATCCCGTCCGGCCCGATCATCGCCACAAGCTCGGGATCGGCGGAAAGCCGCGCATGGATCGCCGCCAGCAATGCATTGGCCGCGCTCATCCTGCTGCCTCCTCGCAATGGCAGACGAGAAAGCGCCGCGTCTCGTGCGGATCGCGCACCAGCTTGACAGCGAACAGCCGCGCACCCTTCCGGAACCGCTGTCCCGCCACGACGTCCTCGCAAAACCAGATCCAGATGCGGTGGCTGATGGTGGCGCTTTCCGCCCCCGCCTCCTGCCGCTCCGAAACCCGCACGGGCTCCACCCGCGCCCAGAGCGAGCGCACTTCTTCCCAGGTCACCGCCGCGCCGCCCTGCCCGTCGGGCATCTCCACCGGCGCCTCGAGCACCAGCCGCGCGGTCATTCGTCCCGGATCGAAGATGTGGGTCATCAGAGCCTCCGCATCCGAAACGGCGCGATCAGCCGCTCGTAGCCGGCGGGAATGCCTGCGGGCTGCTGGTCGGGCGAGACCACGCCGCGGAAGGCGAACATGTGGCCGATATGGATCAGCATCGCTCGCTTCAGCGTATCCGGCACGTCGGTTCCGGCCTCGCCGAAGCCGGCGGAAAACTCGATCTCGATACCGTTCAGCGTCTGCCCCGGCGCGGACGGGTTGCGCAGCCAGAGCCGCGCCGGCCGGCCCGCCCCGTCAAGAAGATGGTCTTCAAGTGGAACTTGAAGCGGCGCGCCGTCCGTGTCGAAAACCGTAACCGTCTGAATCGCTTGCACCGGCGATTTCGCGATGCGGATGATGCCGTCGGCCGGCCAGTCGTCGAGATAGAGCCGCCAGGCCTGCGCCATCAGGCAGAGCCCGGTCTCGCGCTCCAGGTGCTCGCGCGCCGTGGCGATGAGCGAGGAGAGCAGCGCGTCCTCCTCGGCGTCATCAAGACGCAGATGCGCCCTCACCTCGGCAAGCGTCAGCGGCTCCGCGATCGGCGGAGTGGTCTGGGCATAGGTCATTGGGGTGTCCGAAAATGATTAGGGAAGTTCCGTCGCCATGGCCCCCTCACCAACAAAATCTGAAGTTTAGCCTACGGCTAAGCCTTCGATTTTGTAACCTCTCCCACAAGGGAGAGGTTAGGCGCCGAGGGCGCGGCAATGGTTCCTCTCCCTTGGTGGGAGAGGATAGTTCGCCCCAAGAGGCAGAGCCGATTGGAGAGGCGAACTTGCTGAGGGGGCTGCCTGAGCCCCCTCAGCTGGCCGCAAACTTCACCAGCTTGATCGCTTCGAAGTTCTGCACCCCGCCGCCGACGCGCTTCGTCGTATAGAACAGCACGTAGGGCTTGGCGGAATAAGGGTCGCGCAGGATGCGGACACCTGCCCGGTCGACGACGAGATAGCCGGAGCGGAAGTCGCCGAAGGCGACGGCCGTGGCGTTGGCGCCGACATCCGGCATCTCCTCGGCTTCCGCAATCGGGAAGCCCATCAGCGAGGCCGGCTGTCCGGCCGATGCCGGCGGCCGCCAGAGATAGTTGCCGTCGGCATCCTTGAACTTGCGCACGTCGCCCTGCGTCTTGCGGTTCATCATGAAGGTGCCGTTCTGGCGGTGCCCGGCCTTCAGCGCATAGATGGCGTCCACCAGCGTGTCGGAGGGGCCGGTCGTCTTCCAGGCCCCTGCCGCGCCCGTCGCGACATAACCGAGATTGCCCCAGGTCCAGGTGCTCTCCGCCACGGCCGTATAAGTGAGGAAACCCTTCGGCTTGTTCACCCCGTCGCCGCGGATGAAGGCGTCCCCCTCCTGCTCGGCGAAGACGATGTCCACCTCGCCGGCAATCCACGCCTCGATGTCGACGGCCGCATCGTCCAGCAGCGCCTGCGTCGCCGCCGGCATGGCGTAAAGCTCCATGGTCGGGAAAGACAGTTCGGCAAGCTGCGGCGTGTTGGTCTGCGGCCGCGCGGCCGTCTCCGCCACCCAGCCGGTCGACAGGCCGGAGGCCGCGAAGGGCTTCTTCAGCACCGAGGACGAGACGGTGCGCACTGTCGAGAGCGCCCGCATCGGCGAGGCGATGGAGATCCGCCGGCCGATCTCGTTGTCCGTCTCCGGCGGCACCAGGTAGCCGCCATCAGCACCGGCGGTGGCGGAAAATGCCTTCGCCTCCAGCTCGCGCAGCCCCGCTTCGTCGCCCCGGCGCACATAGGCGTCGAAGGCCGCCTTGTGCTCCTCGGCCTCCGGCGAAAGCTCGCGGCCCTGGGTGGAACCCAGTGCCGGGCGCGCCTTCTTCAGCAGCATCTGGTCGAGCACCTTCTTCTGCTCGTCCATCGCCCGGTTGATGCGGTCCATCTTGTCGCGCGTCACGACGTCGGCGACAAGCTTCTGCTCGATCTCGCCGAGCCTGCGGTCGTTGACGTCCTTGAAGGCCTCGAAGGCCTCCATGAACTCGTCGAAGGCCGCCGTCACCGTTTCCGGCACGCCCTTGATTTCGGGAGCCTTCACCTCGGGCGCCGTCCTTGCCATGTCCGTCATGTCGCTTTTCCTTTGAAGCTGGGTTTCAACATCATCTTCGCCGCCCGCCGCATCTGGCGGACGAGCTCGGTTTCCCGGTCGCGGAAGAACCGCGCATGCTTGACGTCGGAGACGCGCGCCGAGGGCAGCATCGGAAAGGTGACCACCGAGATCTCCCAAAGGTCCGCCTCCAGGATGCGGCGCACGCCGCTCTTCGGGTCGGACCGCGCCTTCACCGTCCGGAAGCCGATCGACAGTCCGTCGAGCGCCCCGGATTTCATTAGCGAGAACACCTCCGCCGCGCGTCCCACGCCCGGCGCCAGCCGCCCCTCGACGTAAAGGCCGCGGGCATCCTCGCGGATCACCGTCCAGGCGCCAATCGGTTCTGCCGGATCATGCTGGTAGAGCATGCGCACCCCGCCCGCGCCGCGCTCGACGAGCGAATTGGCAAAGGCGCCGCGCTCGATCCTGTCCTTGCCGAGATCGACCTCGCCGAACACCGAGGCATAGCCGGAAAACGTCCCGTCGCCGGAAACACCCGCCAGCTCCAGGTTGGCGAACTTCCGCGCACTCGGGCGCAGTATCGGGCGCTTGGGTGCACCCATGGGGGTGCGGGGCCCGCGGTCAGCGTGCATGAAAGTCTCCTGCAATCGTGATTGTCTGTTCGAGAGCCGGCGGAGGATCAGCCCGCCCGCTTGCCCCATCGCTCCGCTACACGCACGAGCGCGCCGAGCACCCACCAAGCGAGAAGGCTCGCTGCCGCCGAGCCGGTAAGTGAAATTTCCAGTCCGGTCAGCTCGTCGGCGATCCCCATCCGGTCGGAGAGCCACAGCCCGGCCGGCTTGCCGAAGATCAGGCCGCAACAGAGCCCGGTGAAGAAGCGGCTCGCCGCCTCGCGCCGGCTCTTCGGCAACAGGTAGATGAGCGACACACCCGCACCCGCCGCCGCCCCGGCCGCCTTCGCCGCCAGGACGCCAGCCTCGTTGCCAAGGTCAGCCATTGTTAATCTTCCTTGATTAGGATGAACGCATGGACCAGCGGCCGGCGATCACCGCCCCGCCGCTCCGGCATCCGATTGCCTATTCATTTGAATCGGTTGGCCCGGGATGTTCGTGCAGCGATTCCGGTTGTTCAGAAACTGGGTGAGCATCTTCACAGATTTATGCCGCCGAGCAGGATGGGCTGCCAAGGCCTAATCTTCAAAGTTGTCCGCGTCTTCCTCATGGCGTTCCTCTTGTCGTCCATGGCGGATAACGAGAATCATGATCTCGTCTGGGTGGATCTCATACTCGATCACATATGGCGGGACGACAAGAACCCGTGCGCCACCGGAGCCGGGCTTCACCTTCCCCATCTCGGGATGCCGGCTCAGCAGCATCTGAGCATTGCGCAACTTGCGGCTCAATTCGCGCGCCGCCGGAATGCTGAACTTGGTTAGATAGCCCCGTTCCGACCGGATGTAGTCCGCGGCCATGGTCGACACGCGGATCTTCTTCATGCGGCGTCTGTCCGCGCGCGTTCATCCGTGTCGGTCAAGGCATCCAATTCATCCAGCAACTCGTCCATGTCAACGGCCTTGCCCTCTCGGACCTCCTGACGCGCGGTGGCAATCTCCAGAAGTTCCGCCCCCTCCGCCATGAGATAATATTTCAGCGCCCGCACGATCACCCAGGACCGGCTACGATCCGCAGTCTCGGCAATCTTCTCGACATCCTCTAAAATATCCAGCGGCAGCCGCAGGGTGATGGGATCGGACAGAGCGGGTTTATCGGCCATGGTCTGCTCCTGCTTGTAATACGCCGTATTACAACCATACGCCCCTTCTCCGGTTCCCGCAACCGCCCTCAATATCCCACTGCCTGCCGCTTCTCCTCCTCGGTCAGAAACTCCGCAGCCCCGACCCTTGCCCAGAGCGCATCCCGCTCTGCGGACAAGCCCGCGATGCGGTCGAGGTCCGGCTCCAGCCTGATCGACCCGCCATAGGCCTCCGAGAGCCAGGCGGAAAAGCTTGCGGCGGTGCGCGTCAGGAGCGGCACCACGGTCAGCCGGTAGAAGGCGCGGTTGGCTTCCTGGTAGTTCGCATAGGTATTGTCGCCCGGAATGCCGATCAGCATCGGCGGCACGCCGAGCGACAGCGCGATATCTCGCGCGGCGGCGTTCTTCGCCTCGATGAAATCCATGTCCTTCGGCGACAGGCCCATGGACTTCCAGTCCAGCCCTCCTTCGAGCAGCAGCGGCCGACCGGCATTCACCGCGCCGGCATAGCCGCTCTCCAGTTCGGCCTTCAGCCGCTCGTACTGGTCGGCGGAGAGATTGCCGCCCTCCTTCGGCTGGTAGACCAGCGCGCCTGAGGGCCGGGCGGAATTGTCGAGCAGCGCCTTGTTCCATTCGCCCGCCGCATTGTGCAGGTCGAGTGCCGCACCGGCCGCTGCCAGCGGCGGAAAGCCGAGGTGGTCGTCGAGCGGATGGAAGAGTTTCAGGTGCAGGAGCGAAAGCCGCCCCTCGCTCTCCGCCGGCAGCCGACGGCTCACATGGCCGGCACGGTAGTCATAGGCGGTGATCCAGCCGTCGCGGCCCTCCACCACACTCATCCGGTCCGGCCGCAAAAGATGCAGTTCCCGCAGGGTGTCGCCCAGCACCAGCGGTTCCACATAGGCATTGCCGGAGAGCAGCAGGTGGCCGTAAAGCGCCTCGAAAAAGTCCGGCCCCGCCTGCCGCGCGTTCGGCTGCGAAAGCAGCGCCAGCGCCGGGTGCGCGCTCACCTCCGCCTCGCCCTCGTAGGCCAGCCACGGCACCGAAGCCGCCGCCTCGGCCACCAGCCGCACGGCCCGGTGCGCCACCGGGTTCTTCATGAAGCCCGCCCGCGCCAGCCCGCCATAGGAGCGGCCGGACCAGTGGGCGATCCCCTCGCCAGCAACCAGCGCGAAGGCCGTCGCCGCCTTGGCCTCGACAGCTGGTGGTTCGGCCATGCGCCCACGTCCCGCCGCAGTCGCCCACGGCAGCCTGAATGGAGATTTCATGATATCGGTCCTTTCCCCGTCGCTAGCCAAAGCCTCGCCGCCGCCCTGCCGTTCACACGGAGCGGGAGCGCGAGCTGCTCAATCCTGCGCCTTTTCCCACATGATCCGCTCGATCCGCCGCAATTCGCGCCGCGAGCGGATCTGCCGCGCGGTCGGCTTGTCGGAAACCAGTGCGCGCCGCCCGTGCTCGTGGCGCACCGTGAAGTTCCGCTCCGCAGCCACCATGCCGTCCTTCCAGGGATAGATGCCGACCGCCGTCAGCCCCAGTTCGCGCAGGTCGTCGATCTCAGCCGCCCCGCCGCAACTGTCCATGGCCGCCCGGGCTATATCCTCGAAGGTCCCGAGATCAAGATATTCCCCCACCGACAGCGGCCCCTGGAAGAGCTCGCTGCGCGGGTCGCGCTCCTCGCTCGCCACCTTCTCGACGTCGCTCAATGAGCAGAAGAGCTCCCTGTCATCGAAGCCGAGCCTGACGAGCAGGCCCTGGATGAAGACGATTTCCGGGCTCATGTTGGTCAGGATCCAGCGGGCGGACAGCTTGTGGCCGCCACCGCGCGTGATCAGGATCTTCGGCCGCAGTTGGTGGCGGTAGCTCATGTAGAAGAGCTGCAGATAGGCCACCCAGACGCCGAGCGTCGCAACGCTCGCCACTGCCGAAACCACCCCGTAATTCTCGCTGAGCCAAGTCGACATGCGGCCTATTCCTCACCATCGTCAGCGGACGCAACGAGGCGGCCGCAGATCAGGTTCCGGGTCAGGGGCACATCAACATCCCAGCGCCCGCGCGAACTCCCGCGCATGCCCCGCCACCAGGTCGGCCCGGTCGCGCCCGTTGATGATCCTGCGCGCGCCCAGCCAATCCTCGCGGCCCGGCCCGAAATAGTCGTCCAGCCGGTGGCCGGTGAAGCTGCCGCGGCGCATGCCCTCGATCAGGATCGCCACCGACACGTCCATCTCCATCGCCCGGCCCGGATCGGCGACGAGGTCCACCCCCGTCACTTCCGACATCGCCTCGTAGTTTCGCCGATGGGTCAGCTGCACCAGGCCGCGGCCGAGCCAGCACTTGCCCTCGCCGTCGCGCCGCCAGTAGGGCGTCCTGACCGACCCCAGCCGCCCGGCGGCGAAGGCGGCGTCCAGCCTGAGGATCGCCTCAGCATCCGTCCGCGCCAGCGTCTCGCGCACCGGCTGCATGGTCGCCGCCGTCTCGTGGAAGGCGGTCGCCAGCACATAGGCGAGTTCCCGCCGGCCGGCCTCGGCGCCATCGTCGCCGGTGCGGGCGCACCAGCCGTCGAGGATGGCGGAGAGCCCCTCGACCTGCCTCTGCATCAGGCGACCGCGGAACGGCTTCTGCCGCGCCCTGGCGAAGAAGGACGGGCGGTCGATGGCCCTGGAAACCATGGCTGTTAACTCCGTTGAAGAAATTCGGCGATCTTTCAATCGGTTTAGAAAAACTAAATCGTTTGAAGTGGTTAGACGCTGATTTACAATTCCTTCATCTTGTGGAACCAACGGCGCCACAGGACGTTTTGGTCGGCCTTTGAGATGGAGAGATCATGATGATGAACCCGCAAGCCCCGGCCCCGCAGCCCAAGCAGCAGCCGATTCCCCAGCACGTTCTCGATCGTCTTGAATCCGAATGGCGCCAGATGCGCGAAAACGCGGCTCCACAGCCGCGCTTGGCTGCAGCCGAATAATCTAGATTCCCCGCACCCGCGGCTCTCCCTGCCCCTCGATCAGGAGAGCCGTGAGCGCCCAGACCAGCGCGTCCAGCCGGTCGGGCGAGCGGCCCGAGGACAAGCCCTCCGGCCCGAAATCACACATCTGGTCTTCCAGTTCCACGAACCGCCCCGCATGCACCACCCGCCGCTGCTCGTAGAGGGCCGCGACCGGCTCGGCGCGCAGGTATTTTCCACGCGTTGCCCGAACCAGCGTCAGCGGCAGGGACACGTCGACGCTTCTCAGCATTGCCGCCACCATCTCTCCGCCCTGGTTCACCTCGGCGACGATCCGGTCGGCGGCAAACCGCCGATAGGTATTGGCCACGGCCCTCGCCCAGCCGGCCGGCGTCATGCCCTCTACCGAACAATCGGCCAGCACCACCGCCCGCCCGCCCGCATCCAGCCCCGCCACGACGATGCCGCAGCAGGAATGCTCGCCGGAACCGGAGGGCGGATCGACCGCCACGACGATGCGCCGCAGCGCCTCCGTCACGCTCACCGTGCAGGCCTCGATCTCGGCGCGCTTCCACAGCGCGTCCTCGCGGTCCTCGATCAGTTCGCCGTCGATCTCCTGCCGCCCGAGCCTCGTGCCGCCATAGCGCTTCTGCAGCTCGACGAGGAAGCCGGGCGCCAGATTTCCTGCATTGTCGCTGGTCGCGATCCGCACCAGCCGCGTGCCGGCGTCCGCCATCAGCCGCTTCAGGAGCGGCACCGGTCGCGGCGTGGTCGTCACCAGTTGCCGCGGGTCGCGGCCGAGCCTTAAGCCGAACTGCAGCATGTCGAAGGTCTCCTCCGCATGCTTCCACTTCGCCAGCTCGTCGCACCAGGCATAATGGAACTGCGGCCCGCGCAGGCTTTCCGGGTCTTCCGAGGAGAATATCTGCGCCACCGCGCCGTTGCGCCAGACGATCCGCCGCCGCGAGATCTCGAACTCGGGCCTGTGGCGCCCGCGGGCGATCCGGCAGATGCCGGAAACCCCGTCCACCATCACCTCGCGCGCCTCGCCCAGCGTTTCCGCCACCAGCGCGATCCGAAGCTCCGAGCGGTCCCCATCCGCAGAGATCAGCGCCTGCACCCATTCCGCCCCGGCCCTCGTCTTGCCCGAACCGCGCCCGCCCATGACCAGCCATGTCCGCCAGTCGCCCGGCGGCGGCCGTTGTTCGCGGCGACCGGCAAAGCGCCACTCGCGTTCGAACCCGATGTGGAACTCTTCGTACGGATCCTCGCTCCCGGAGGCGAGAAAAGGCGGCGCACCCGGTCCTTCGATCTCCCCCCTTGAGGGGGAGATGCCCGACAGGGCAGAGGGGGGTATCCCTGCGTAGCCCGAGCTAAGCTCCTGCAAACCGCTAGGGAAGACAATCTGCTCTCTTGTCTCCCGCGACATCTCACCTTCAGGAGTAGAGGTCTCAGGCGACACTGACTTCGCATCGTCGTGCATCGATCCGACGAGCGCCGCACCCAGGTCAGCCGTGCGCTTCGCCGTTTCCCGGGCCACGATAATCCTCTCGAAGCCCCGGCCCATGTCGGACGACACCTTCACCGTTTTGCCCAAAAGCTTCTCGTTTCGCAGCCTGATCGTCCGCTGGCTGTCTGGCTTGGTCGCCGAGACGCTCCGATACCCAGGCTGGCGGGCCATCCCGCTTCCAGGCCTCGTAAAGACGGAAGGCATCTTCATCGGCACGGTCCTTGATCATCTGGATGAAGCGTTCCTTCGCCTCCCCATAGCCGCTTGCCTCCGCCGCGCGCTCGGCCTCGTCCTCGCGGTCGCGGGCAAGCTGGCGCTGCAGGCTGTCGACCTTTTCCAAGGTCCGGACGATCAGTGACATGGCGTCCGTCGCCGCCTTGATGTCGGCGCGGGCAAGCTTTCCCGCCGTTTCGTCGCCACCGGCAAGCAGGCCCTCGGCCGCAATCCGCATCTTGCGGAAGGCGTCGAACTGGCCGCGCATCTCCACGGTCATCTCGTTCAGAAGCCGCCGCAGCTCTTCGGCCGCGGAAACCAGCACCCCCTCCGCGGACTTCGTTTCAAGCACCAGTGCCCGCACATCCTCGGCCAGCACATCGCCTTCCGGCAGCGCGTCGCGATAGGCGGGTGCGGCCTCCCAGCAGCCAAACAGCGCAAGGTCCACCGCCAGCGGATCGAAGGCGTCGGGTTGATCGGCATGATCCAC